GGATTCAAGCCGTTGCGCTTCGAAGAGCGGAGGGACGAGAAGACCGGCGCCTTCTTGGGTCTCCGGTTCTTGGAACAGGAATTGCTGGAGGTCAATGCGGTCCCGGTGCCTGCCAACCGCAACGCCGTCCGCCGGTCCGACCGGCCGGACCGCGATGCCCTGATCGCCCTCTGGCCGGTATTGGCCTCCCAGGTTGATGAACTGGCCAAACTCTCCGGAGAGATCGCGGAAACCGTGGCCGAACTGGAAAACACCGCCAAGGGGGCCGTACCAACAAAAATACCGGGAGGAGTGAGGGCGGAGCCGCTGACTGACCTGATCTCGGTGCTCCGCTCCGGCCGCGATTGAACATTCCCGCCGGGGGCCCAGACCCGCAACAGCGTTCGCCGCCCGGGGCCGGGCAAGACACCTAAAACCCTTCCTGGCGGCCCTCCGGGACGACCCACCGATTTCCCCAGTTGAATCAAGGAGTTGAACATGACTATTGCGTCACAAGACTTGGAACTGATCAAACGGGAGCTGTCCGGGATCCGGGAGTTCTACGACGCCCGCATCGACAAGGGGATCCCACCGCTCAAGGAGGAGATGGACCGCATCTCCAGCCAACTGAGCAAGACGCAGGAGATGTGGCGGGACGGAGAGAAGCGGGCCCTCCTCTCTCGCTTCAGCGGTGGCGAAAGGCCCAGGGTGGCCTTCGGAAAATACGCCGGCCTGGACCACCTGGACATGGCCTGTGTCCGCAGTCTGCTCACCGCGCAGATGCGTGAGCCCTCCGGGGTCAACCCCCGGATGCTGGAGGACTGGCAATCCAATCTGAAAGCGGCCATGGACTCCACCACCTCTGGCACCGGTGACGAACTGTTGGACACCCAGGAAGCCCGGGCGCTCTGGGACGACGTCAACCTGGAAACATCGGTGGCGCCCCTTTTTAACACGGTCCAGATGCCCAGCAACCCCTTCCAGATCCCCCTGCAACTGGGCGACGTGAATTGGTATCCCGGCACGGAGAACGTGGCGACCAATAGCACCGGACTGACCACCGCCCGGCAGACGTTGACCGCCTACGAGTTGGTGGCCGAAGTCCCCTGGTCCTACGACCTGGACGAGGACGCGGTGATCGCCATGATGGAGGAGCTGCGGCGCAGCCTGATGCGGAACGCCCTGGAGGTCATCGACGACGTGATCCTGAACGGCGACACCACGGCCACCAGCAACATTAACGCCGATGGGGCCACCATCGCCACCACCGACACCGGCAAGGGACAATGGCTCCTGGGTTTCGACGGCCTGCTGCACCTGCCGTTGGTGGACAACACCAGTCAGGCCACCGACCACAATGCCGCGGTCTCCGACGATATGTTCAACGAGGTCCGCTCCAAGTTGGGCCGGTACGGAGTGCGGCCTTCAGAGACCGTCTACGTCACCGACGTGAACACCTTCATCAGGTCACTGAGCGTGTCCAATTTCCGTACCCTGGACAAGTTCGGTTCCCAGGCAACCCTACTCACCGGCCAATTGGGCGCGGTCGAAGGAATACCGGTCATCGTTTCGGAGCAGATGGCCCTGGCCGACACCGACGGGAAGGTGACCGACGCCGGAAATGGCACCGACACCGGGCGCCTGCTCATCGTCAACCGGTCGCAGTGGCGGGTCGGCTTCAAGCGGGAGTTGACCATCGAAACCGTGCGGGACGCCCAAAAACGTCAGAACATCATGGTGGTCAGCTTCCGGATCGAGTTGCAAGAACGTTCCGGTACCCGGTCGACCGCCACCCACACGGCCCTCCACTACAACATAACCGGCGTCTAGGCGGCATAGCCGCGTTTTCATGAGGCCATGACTTGATTTAGGCATGGTCCGCGGACCGCGAAGAGCTCAGATTATCCGAATCCGGGCACGAACCCAGTCTCAACAAACAGGAATTACACATGACAACAATCAGCCAGAAGGACCCTGTAGCCGAGGCCGTTAAGAACATGATCCCGCCCGACCAGAGCGGCGTCGTCTATGTCGCCAAACGGTACATCGTGGAAGCCCTGACCGCCGGCAACGCCAACGCCTTTGCCTTCGCCGTGCAAAACCCGGAGGGCGTCGATTGCGTGGTGACCAACGTTGTGGTGGGCCTCACCACCGCCGGCGGCACCGCCAGCTCCGTGCTGGATGTGGACGTGGCCGCCAACGCCACCAGCACCGGCGACAGCACCATCGACGGTCTGGACATCAACCAGCACGGCGCCTTCGACCGGCACAAGAACGCGGGCAGCAACGGCGGCGCCCCGCTGAAATGGGACAAGAGAGGCGGGACCAACGACTACGTGACCGGCAAGATACTGGCCCAGAACGCGGCCAGCCTGGTGGGCACGGTCATCATCGAGTACGTGCCCCTGTCCTAGAGACTATCGGCGGCTCCCCCGCGCATCAGTGTTTGGGGGATGCCGCCAAGCCCAACGCCCGATGGGACCTGAGCCCAACACGATAGGAGCAAACACGTTGACCATCTTCCGGTTGCGCGCCCGCATCTCCCGCATCCAGAACATCCACACACCGGAATCCGGGAAAGTGCGGCCCAAGAACTGGTCCGTCATGAATTGGGCTCTGGTGACCCTGGCTGGGATCCTGGCCATCGCCGGACTGGAGGGTTATGCCCTCAGCCTGGGCATCGACGGCACCGCCCTCAGAGACGCGCTCACATCCATCGGTGTGCTGGGCGGCGCCGGTTTCGGCCGGGTCCTAAAGTGACCTCCCGGCGCTCGATCAGCGTCCGCCGGCGGCCTTACGTGGCGTTGGTCCGGGCCCATGACTCCAATACGTCCAACACAAGGAACACATTGGTCACGCCTGCCAAGGGCCGTAAGGATCCGCGTGTTGCGCGTGCGGGTTATCCAGGAGCAGGCCGATGGCAGGCAACTTTGGGAGCTGTATCTGGGCACCGGGACGGACATCACCACCAACCCGGAGAAGGCCATCGACATCTTGGACATCCCCGATAGCGGCGAGGCCGCCAGCAGGACATTTCTGCGCGACGAGGGCCCCCGGGGCGAGCGGGATGAGGTGCTCAGCGGTCGGTGGTTGGGGACCCCGCCGACAACGGTCCACAAAGTGATCGTCGAATACACCGAGGAGTCTTAGCGCTTGGCCAGGCGCAGATACCGGCCCAGGGTCCGGCAGCGGACATTCCATCTTTTGGTCCGCGTGGTCGACTCGAGTACGGATACTGGCCGGCAGACGATCCTGACCCCTAGGAGAGGACGCCGGATTCGGTTTATCCGGACCAAACTGCTGCAGGACTCAGCCGAGGGACGGTTCTTCTGGGAGCTGTATTTCGGAAACGGCCCAAACATGATCAACGGTCCCAACAAGGGCATCTACATCTTGGCGGTGCCAGACTCCGGCAACACGGCGACCCGCGCTTTCCGGAAGGGCCAGGGTCCGAGGGGTAAACGGAACGAAGTTCTCAGTGGGCGTTGGCGGGGGTTCGCTCCAGCCAATCCTCACAAGATCATCATTGAATACAGCGAAGAGTCCTAGCGGCGGTCCGGGGCCCATAACGCAGTCGGAGAGGTTCGCGCCGTCGGTCCCGGATTAATTTATCACCCCTAAAAAGCTTTCCCGCGGATAGCATTCTCACAGATAGACAGCAAAGCTTTCACCAAGCTTCACTTTCACAAGAATCGCATGGAGGCAGCACATGGGCCGGGAGGCATTCCGTTCGCTATACGGCGACCTGACCAAACTCAAAGACGACAGCCTGCTCAAGGACCCAGCCGGCGGCACGGGCGATGACGACGAGTTGTTCCAACTGTTGCTGGCAGCGTCCGATTGGGTGGACCACTATTGCAACCGTCATTTCTATCCCCGGACCGAGACCTTGGTCTTCGACGGCAAGGGAGCGGCCCAGCTATTGGTGCCTGACTTGATCTCGGTCACCTCCCTGAAGGAAGACGACAACGGCGACCTGACCTTCAACGAAACCTGGGGCCACCAGCGACTATTGGCTGCAACCCTACAACGCCTCACCCTCGCAGCATTGGGGCGGTCCCTACACAGCGGTGAAGGCCCGGTCTAGAGGAAATAAATCGGACGGGTTCCCGGCGGGTGAGAGAAATTTCCAGATCGCCGGTATCTGGGGTTACGTCCGGTTCGTCGAGGACAGCGGCACCGACCTCAACGATGCCTCGATGACAACCACCAAGACCACGGTGGCGGTGGACGATGGGACCCAGTTCCAGACCCGCCAAACCATACTGATTGGCTAGGAACAGATGCTGGTCACAGCCATCTCGAGTAATGACCTGACCGTGAGCCGGGCCCTGAATGGGACGACCGCCGCCGCCCACGCCGATAACTCGGATATCGACATCCTGCGCTGGCCGCCGTCTGTCGAGCGGGCCACCATGGTACAGACGGCAAGGATCTGGACCAGGTCCGCCGACTTTGAGCCTTTTTCGTCGACGCCGAGGTGGACACCGATGTCCGTCTGCTGTTGGAGCCCTACCGGAAAACCGCGACCTAGCCTTGGCGCCTCCATAAAGACCGG